TATGCACTTGCGCGCGGAGTTATACGGTTTGCGACAAACTGTCAGTTTGTGACAGCTTCACGCTACACTATGCCGGTGTAGTGTTGCGGAATGCTTACACTTGCGGCTGGGAACCAAATCACGCTTGAACTACGGCGCGAAACCTACTCCAAGCGCGAGGCTTCGGCGCGGCGCTGCTCGAGGGTGTCCCACAGTTCCTGCAGGGCGTTGAGCTGGCCGGCGGCGTGGGCGAGGTAGCCAGGCTCTTTGGCGGTGGCCATGGTGGCAACGAGCGTGCTGGCGTCAGCGATGCGGTCCTGCAGCTCGAGCATGACGGCGAGGTAGGCGGGCGGCGCCTGGTCGCGGGAGAAGGCGAGGGCGCCCTCGCGGTCGAAGTCTTCGCTGACGGTGTAGAGGTCGGTGGGGATGGTTTTGGTTTTTTGCGTGAATAGCATAATTTTTAAGCTGTTTGTGTTCGGGGTTTGCGAATGGCGAATGCAGTCGTTCGTATGGGTTAAGGCGTCATCCGCGACGCATTACGATGATCTCCAGCGCATGGATGGCATTCTGCAGGTGCGGGCCGCATTCTCGGCAGGCAGGGCCGAGGTGGGTGTCGTGGCCGTGGATGTCTTGGATACGAAGCGGCTTGGCACAGATGCCGCAGCGCGGGATGTCACTGCCGCGGCGTCCGGGGCGCAGGCGGCTGGGCGGGGATGGCGGCGATTGGGTCATCAGTAACTTCCTCCTCCGGTTGATCGCAGGATGTCGCCCTCGACGTTGATGGCATCGGAAAGGCAAACGTAACGAAGCAAATCGATGAAGTCCTTGGTTGCTCCCTTTTTACCGTCAGCCGCAGTGTAAGTTTGTAGGGCGTAGATGACATTTTTGCAGTTCTCGCTGATGTAGAGCTTCGGCTGGTTGCGCGCGTCCACCGGCTTCTCCGGGTTGTATGACAGCGCGTCATTGATCATGCTGACGCCTTCATCGATGCTGTCGCCCGGTGTCGCGGTGAAGAGCATGCCGAGGTCGGCCATCTCGTCGATGAGGGTCGTTGGGGATTCCTTGCCGAGCGTGCGGGCGTTGCCGTAGCGCGAATCCATCCAGCGCTCAAAGATTTCCTCGCCGCCTTCGACGCGCAGGATCTCGTCCTTGTAGCGCTCGAGGCCGAAGCCGAAGTCCTGCTGCGCGGGTCCGGGCTTGCCGTCCAGCTTCTTGCCATCGGGAAGCGCCCACTCGCCGGCATAACCAATGCCTTCGATGTAGGACGTTTGGTCGGGCCACTCGCGGTAGACCACAATGCGGCCAGATGTGTCATGCACCGTCCAAATCATGGCCCAGTTTTTGCCGCTGGCCGGATCGACCCAGTGGTAGCGGGTGCCTTGCGGGACATCCGAGGCGCGGATGACGTGGACCTTGGGATTGAAGAGCGGGAAGCGGCCGCTGATAGCTTTGGTCGGGACGCCGTAAGCGCGGCAGAGGATTTTTTCTTTGGTCTCGCTCTGCAGCTCCTTTTTCATGCGGGACCAACCGGCCCAAGGGTTGAGCTTGGTGTGAAAATAAATAATGGGCCGACTTTTTGGGTTGATCTGCTCAATAGGCACCCGCTCGTAGCCGGAGATGTAGCGATGACTTTCGCCTTCGTACAAAATGTCGCCCGTCAGTGTTGCCTTGACCGCGCCGATGGCGTTTTCAACGCCCCATTGCAGGGCAGACTTGTCTTTGTAGATAGGCAGCAGTTCGGCGTCGGTGTCTTCAATGGTCTTGGCGCCAGACAGGTAGTCGGCGACCGTAGGACTCCAGCCTTCGACCGGCGTGAAGGTCACGGCCAACTTGCCGTTGCGGTCTACGAGGCGGAAACGGAGGGTTTCGAGGACATCAAGCGGCACCAGCTCGTCCGCCCAGGCAAAATCGATCTCGCCGCCCTCGAGCGTGGACGGATCTTGCGCGTAGTTGCGGAAAATGCAGATCGATTGGTTCGGTGCAACGAATTTTGCCTCGGTGAATCCACCTTTGACGCTGTAGGTGATGTTCGTGACTTGGCCTTTGCGCGCGTTCCTCCACTCAGGAGGCATATATTTCCAAATGCGGGGCTGCTGCAGCTCAATGGAGTTGGGCGCCGTAGTTTGGAAGCACCAGACAACTGCTCCGGGCTTGGAATACATGGTTTTGATGACCTCCTTCGCCGCCCATTCCGTCTTTCCCGAGCGGTTGCCGCCGAGCACCAAGATCTCGCGGTGCTTTTCGAGGAGTTCGGACGCGCGTTTCCACACCGGCGGGATGTAGCCATAGCGGAACGGGTCTGATGCCTCGCGGGCGATCAGCTCTTCGCGTGTTTTTAAGTATTTCCAGCCTTCGTCCGGCCCTAGTTTCTCCAGCAAGTCGAGATCGACCTGCATGACAGGGTGCGGTGTGGGCTTGAAGCGTTGTGCGTGCTCGTTCACGAAGTAGATCGGGCGCCGGCCGGTGCGTCTGCGCAGACGCCAGCTCTCCCCAGAGCCGTTGGTTAAACCGGCGCGGCGCCCAAATTCTTGATGTCCATCGTGGGATTCTCCAAAACGACGAACTGATCGCTGCGCATGTAGCGCGTCTCGCCGGTGTCCTCGAGGATCACGGCGTAGATGTTGTTGAAATAGGCTCCCTGCGATTCGACATACCACACCGAGCCAAGACCGAGCGGGGTCTTGACGGCAACGGGGCGGGCGAATTCATGGATCATTGGAGATTTGAAATTTGAGATTTCAGAAAGTGAGGCAGGGCTGGGCGATACCACATTGGGCTGAACCTAGCCGCACAGATGTTATGTCTGCCGCTTTCAGCACCCTGCCAAAAGATGTGCAGGCGCCCCGCTCGTTTCGCTCGGCGGGGCTGGGCATAACGGCATGCGCCGCGGGACCACACCACATGGAATCCCGGCGAAAGCCCGATTGAGCCTGCAGGTTGTAAATCATTTGGATTGTTTGCGCTTGCGCGCGGCGAAGGCGGCGGCGAGGGCGGGCAAATTATTGCTGGCGCGGTCGCGGCCGACTTCGTTGTAAAGTTTGATGGCCTGCTTGAGCTTGGCCTTGATCTCTGACGTGTCGGTCGGATGACTCGTCAGGTCGTACATGTCGCGGGGCTTAGTCATAAAGTTAGGGCTGTCCGTTCACGCAAATCCACAGGAACCCAAAGTTGGCAAATGCGTATCCGGCAAAGGCCACAGCGAGACCGGCGTTTCCTTCGCGCCAAAAGCTCACCGAAGTGATGGCGTAGCAGACGGTGGTGATGACGAGCGGGGTGAAGGTCATCGGCGCGCTTTGGCGGTCTTCGCGGAGGCGCGGAAGGCTTTGGCGGTGGGCGCGCCGGCGGAACCGGGCTTGCGCATGCGTTCACCGCTTCCGGCGGCGATGCGGGCTTTTTTGGCGTGTATGTTTGCGTACAGTCCTGCTGGTTTTTTCATAATTATTCTTCTTCGTTGTTTCCGTAGCGGATGGCCCAGGCGAACATGCCGCCGTAGGCTGCCAAGGCGCCGAGCACTATGCCTGCGGCGAGGCCGATGAGGATGTAGCCGGCGGCGGTCACTCGTGGACGCGCCTCCATTTGTCTTTCCACATCGACCTCGCCATCGTGGCGGACTTCTCGGCGACTGCTTCTTCGCTCATGTCGGGACAGACATGGTGGAGCAGCTCATGCAGAACCGTGTCCAGCTCGTCCGCGCCGCTCTGGCGGGGATCGATGTAGACTTTGCCGTCGCCCAGAGTCATGCCGTCCGCTTTTTCGCGGCCGAGCTTCTTGCGGACGATGGCGATGGTTCTGCGCGGGGGCATTTAGGCGGCTTTCTTCGCCATGAGCTGGACGTAGTGGAGGTTGAGACGCGCTTGGAAGACCTTCCAGAACGGCTCGGCTGAGAACATCCAAGCGACCTCGAAGTCGTCCGGGGATTCTTTGCCGATGCGGACGATGCCGCGGCGCTGGACTTTCATGTCCGGGCGGTTTTCGTTCCAGAGTTGCTCGTAGCCGGCGAGCTGGACTTTGTGCGCGCCGACGATGGCTTTGGATGTCTTCCAGTCGAGGAGGACGATCTTGCCGTCACGGTCGCGGCTGGGTGCGTCGATGGTGCCGCCGAAGAGGTATTCCTCGGAGACCAACTGCACTTCCGGCTCGATGACAGTGAGACCTTCTTCGTCCCACCAGCGCTTGAAGTTGTTGAAGGCGATGGTGGCTTTCTCAACATCCGCGGGGCTGAACTCGGAGAGGTCGGCAACGTGGTTGTGCAAGAAGCACTCGATGAGGAAGTGGGCGATGGTTCCGATGTCGGCGGCCTTGTCCCGCACCTTGCGGTAATCCTGACCTTCCATGCCGAGCTTCCATGCCCAGTGGATCAACCCGCTGCTGTCCTCGCCGATCTTGGCGATGGTGCTGGCGCCGGGAACGTCGGTGCCGTCTGCCAACGGATACTTCTGGTGTGCGCGGGTCTTTTCGAGGCGTACGATTTTGCGCCCGTCCTCGGTGAAGCGATCCGGCTCGGCGGGCTTGGCGGCTTTGGAAGGGGAGCGGCGTTTTGCCGCCCCCCTTGTGGATTTGGTTGTGGTGTTTTTCTTGGGCATAAGAATTACCAGCTAATTTCTTCGTCGTCGGTGCCGGTCTTGCGAGCGGCGGGCTTGGCTTCCGAAACGTCGAAGCCGTAGGCCACGGCGCTGCCGCCATCGCCCCAGGTGACGAGGTCATGCACCATGACGGCCTTGGGCTGCAGCGTGATGCCGGCGCCGAGCGTGCCCGTGTACCAGCAGTAGGGAACGACCGCGACCTGGATCTTGGAGCCGCCGCCGATGTTGTCGGTGATGATGTCGCCGGAGGCGTTGAAGAGCTTCGGCGCGCGGCTGTAGGTCTCGCCGGCTTTGTCTTTGCCCACGGCTTTGACCTTGAGCTTGAGCTGGACGAGACCGTCGTTATCTTCCCACGGCGCGGCGTGCAGCTTGAGCTTGTCTTTCTTCAGCTCGGCCTTTTTCTCGGCGACGAACGCGGAGAAAAGCTCTTCGGCTTGTTTGATGAACGGTTCGGCTTCCTCGGCGGTTAGCTCGAGGTTGACTTTGAACACTCCCACGTCGTCGAACTTGGTGTCGGGACGGTTGAGGTGAGGATAGCGGGCAATGCCCACGGGTGTGGTTAGGGTTTTGTTTGGCATATTATGCGTTGGTTGGTTGTGTTTGTGTTGGGACTAAGAAATTTCTCCGACATTGCTCAACGGCTCCACGTCATCCGAGTTGCGCAGCATGTCGGTGAAGCGGCCGAAGGTCATCGTGACAAGCATCTCGCAGTGGTCTTTGCGATGGATGACGGCGGTCTTTGCGCCCTTGCCGTCGCGCAGTGCTTGTGCAACCGCGGCGTCCAGGTCAAACCGCGCGCGGCCATGGCGTTTGCACTCAAAGTGCCAGTCCGGCAAGCAGGGCACGATCACGTCGGGCGCACTGATCCCCCAAGATCCTTGGCTGACTTGCGCGCCCCGCTTGGCCGGAAAACCTTCGGCGGTCAGTGCTTTAGCGACTTCGCGCTCGAAGCTGGCGCCTTTCTGGCGGCTGTTGATCATTCGTTGATGGCCTCCCAAAGTTGTTTCGCCGGGGCGTAGACGGAGCCGTCGCTGTCGCTGGTGCGTCCCGCGGGTGCGGTGCCTTCAAAGCGGGTGAGCGAGGGACGCCATGTGAGGTTGAGCGTGCCGGTTCTGCCGGCGCGGTGCTTCGCCACGATCAGCTCGGCGTCTTGGACTTCCGGTTCCTCGTCTTGCACGGCGTAATAAGCGGGGCGATGGATCAGGCAAACGATGTCGCTGTCTTGCTCGATACTGCCGCTCTCTCGGAGGTCGGAGAGCTTGGGGCGGTTGTCGCTGCGGTTCTCGGCTTGCCTGTTAACCTGCGCAGCGGCGACTACTGGGATGCCGAGCTCCATCGACATGGCCTTCAACCCGCGACTGACGAAGCCAACTTCGTTTTCGCGGGACTGCGCACCGGAGTGGCTGACGAGCTGCAGGTAATCGACGAAGATGCATTTGACGCCCCAGCGGCGGACGGCGAGGCGGGCGCGGCCTCTAATATCAAGGAGCGTCAGACCGCCACGGTCGTCAACGTAGAGGGGTTCGTTGCTGAATTGCGTGGCGGCGTCGAAGATGCGGTGCTTGATCGATGCGGTCAAAAATCCGTTCCGAATGATCTCGGTGTTGGTCTCGGCGCGGCCGAGGACTACGCGGGCGGCGAGTTCGTTCGCGGGCATTTCGAGGGAAAAGTAGACGACCGGCACGCCGCGGCGGGCCATGTTGTCGGCCATGTTGAGCATGAGGGCGCTTTTGCCCATGGCGGGACGACCGGCGATGATGGTGAGCTGGCCTCCGCGCAATCCGCCGGTGACTTGGTCGAAGTCGCGGATGCCGGTCTGCAGGCCGAGCTTCTTGCCGCCGGCCATGAGGCTTTCCAGCTCTTCAAGGAGTCCCGGCACGATGGCGCTGGGGGCGCGCATGCTGTCGGTGGCGGTGGTGAGGGAAAGGCTGAGGACGGACTCGCCGGCTTGCTGCAGGACGCTGTCGGCGTTCGCGGCCATGTCTTGGGCGGCGGCTTGCATGGCGACCGAGGCGTCGATGATGCGGCGGCGGGCGTGGAGGTCGCGGAGGGTTTGCGCGTGATATTCGACCGCGGCGCTGCCTCCGGCGTAGTCGCCGAGCATCTCGGTGAGGGCGCCGGCGCCGCCAACGAAGTTGAGTTTGTGCTGCGCGTCGATGCGTTGGGTGACGGCGATGACGTTGGGCGTGCCGCCTTCGCCGCGGACCTCGGCGATGGTCTCGTAGATGAGGCGATGCGCGGGCGTGTAGAAAAGGTCGGCGTGGATGCCGGAGACTTCGTCGCAAAGTTTCGGGTCGGCCATGAGCGAACCGAGGACGGTGCGCTCGGTGGCGGGGCTTTGGGGGACGGTGCGTTTCATTTTAGGCAGCGCCTCCGTCGTCATTGTTTTCCAGAACGACTATGACAATGAACGTCAGAACGATCAGCGCGAGGTAGGTCAGAATGAGCGCGTTCATTTTCTGCCTTCCTCCGGGCGAGTTGTGCGCGGCGACGTTCCCAGCGGTCGCAAGCTGCATCGACTAAGCGAAATGATTCTTCGAGCCATGGTGTGATGTGGTGTTCGGGCGGCGGTGGTGGTTGATGCTCAGTGGCCATGACGTTTTACGGCTTTCTGTCGTGGCGTGATCTGTTGGCATATGTTGGCAACTGTTGGCATGAGGGTCAAGGGTTTTTTGGGAGGATGGGCCATTTTTTTAGGTGGCCGAAATCGCGGGGTTCGGTCACCGATGCGGACTCTCCGCAAATATCGCAGGTGCCTTGGTGGTAGGTCGCAACAAGCCGGCCGTCCGTGGAGCGGCCGTGAGCAACGCCGCAGGGGCGGCAGATCCAGGTGGGATACGGGAGCTGCTCGCGGACCTTGGTGAGGATGTCGGAGAGCGAGTCTTCTTTGGGGAAGATCGCCTCGTAGTTGGCCCGGTAGCGGTCGCCGTTGACCGGCCGGGGGCTGTCGCCTTTACCGGCGCTCATCGCTTCACTTCCTCCCAAAAAACCTGCCGGTAGTGCTCTTCGAGCTTTTCCATATTCTGCAAGGCGCCCAGATCCTCGGCGATGCGTGGGATATCCCACGACATGGGCATGTGCTTGAGGCGGGCGCGGGCCTCGCGGCGGATCTCGGCGGGGATGCGCTTGATTTTGC